AGCGCGACCCCCTCCGGCCCCGCGACATTGTGCGCGACATGGTGGACATAGCGCCGCGCGAACGCGGTGTTACGCACCAGCTCACGCGAGCGGGCGCGAAGGGTCGAGAGATTCCAGCGCACTTCCGCGTCCGCAGAGAGCGGCGCCGTCACCCAGTCGGCGGTGAGTCGGCTCGCGAGCGCGCCCGCATAGTGCGCTGTCGGTCGGACCCGCCGACCGACGAGCGACTCGAGGAATCCCCTGCTCATCGTCTGGCCCCGAGGATACTGAGTGCCAGCAGCACGGCACCCGCGACGGTGAGCGCCACCCACAGCGACGCAGCCCCCGTGAGGCCGACAGCGAGGAGGACCATGCCCACGAGGGCGGTCATCGTGTGGTGGTCGAGGAGGGAATGCCAGCGGGGAGTCATCGCGGGGCCGTGAACGTGGCGGCGACGGGGCGACCGATCGTGCCGGTCACCTCGCGCCGCACCTGGGCACGATAGCGTCCTAGCATGGAGGCGCGCGCGGCGAAGGGCATTTTCTGGACCTGGCGTCCGGCGACGCCGTACTGCTCGATCATCTGCTCATCCGACACCATGCCCTCGACGGACGCCTCGAGCACGGCGACCATGCGCTCGGCGTGCGTCTGGTAGTCGCCCGGATCGGCCTGCCGTGGGTCCGCGAGCACCTCGACGATGGTGTCGGTGACTGTATGCTCGCGGCCGGCATAGGTACCCGATCCGACCATGCGACCGAGGAGCCGATACCGACCGGGCTCCACACTGGCAGTATCGGCCAGTGCCACCGAGATCAGCCAGTGCGAGGCGTCATCGCCTGTCGTCTGCCAGGTGGAGGAGATGGCCGACGTCGAGATCCCCAGGAGATGATAGGCCAGTGTCCATCCATCGACCTGCAGGTATTCCGCGTGGTCGGGGATGCGCCAGCGCCAGCTATCGCCCGCTACCAGCTGGGCCGGGACTCCGGTGGGCGTCGTGGGGACCATGCGTGACACAATGGAGAGATCCTACCCGTTCGCGCAAGAGGGCGCGCTTGTACAACGCCTGCTTGTACAACGCCTGCTTGTACAACGCCTGCTTGTACAGCGCCTGCTATGCCACGACGATGCGGTAGGTGTGAGCCTGGCCGTTTTTGTCGCCGCGCTCGAGAAACCGCTCGGCGACCAGGGTGCGGAGGATAGCACTGACGGACTGCTGCGTCATGCGCAGCTGCTCGGCCACCCACTCTTGCCGGACCTCGCGGAACTCGGAACCGTCGAGCGACGGCCACACGAACAGCAAGACGCGCAGCGGGGCGCTCCCGACCCGGGGGTTGCGCGCGAGGACATGCAGCGGCACGGGACTAGGGCCGCCAGCGATGGACGAACCCGCGGCGCCGGGGCGTGTGTGGTGCTTCATGGGTCTCCTCCTCCGGTGATCGTGGTGGTGGTGGTGGTGTCCGGTCGACGGACGGCGTGCTGGACTGCCCCGCCTCCGCAACCGCCGCGACCCATCGATCGAGATGGTCGCGGACGCCTGCACCCAGCGAGCCGAGCGCGGCGAGGGCCAAGACCTCGAGGTCGATCGCCTCGTTGCGGACCCGCACCTGGCGGTACCGGCGGACATGACGACCCTGCACGCGCTCGGAGACGACGACCTCCGACTCGAACTGCGCGAAGTACTCCGCGTCGCCGCCGGTGTCGGTGGGCGGGCAGAAATGCATGTAGCGTGGTCCGGGTCGCTCGACGCGGAGGCGCGCGAAGAGCGTGTCCTTGAGCGTGCCCGTCCCGATGGTCCAGAGCCGGATACCTTGCCGATTTGGCTTCCGCGATCGGGCAAGGGGCGCGAGGCCCCGTTGCTCCTGCACTCCCTTCGCCGCCGACACACCTTGGCCCTGACGCGGCCGGACATACTGATACACGGCCGTCGTCAGATACCCGGAATCGATCATGCACGCGCGGACGCGCAGCGACCCGCCGACCTCGCAGGAGTAGGGAGAGACGCGCAGGGCCTCGAGCCGCTGCCACGGCTCGGGCATCTCCGGGTCGCCGTAGATCCGGTGGTGCCCGATCAGCCACGACTCTTCGCCCGCGCCCCATCCCCTGATGACCGCCTCGATCCGGTCGCCGTGCACATCGACACCCATCGTCAGGACCCCCACGCCCGCCGGCACAGCCGCGGCATAGCTCTCCACGCGCGCCTCGAGGTGGGAGCCCGAGAGACGCTCGCCGCGAAGTTCCCATACCTCGCCCAACACCGTGTTGACGAACACCTGCAGCTGCTCGGGGTTGTCGTGGACCGCCTCGAACTCTGTCGCGATGTGCGGCCACCGCGCCCCATCAAACAGGCTGATAAGGGCGTTGATGTGCCAGCCCGGTATCGTGTGCTCTGGCCGTGTCGGCACCCACTGACCCGCCTCCACCATGCCCCGCTTCTCTTTCTCGTCGATCAGCACCCCACACTCCGCACAGAGATACGACGCCGTGTCGGGCTTCCCGCGCTCCCACTTGAGTCCGTAGTCCGCGTCTCGGCCGCCCCACCGCAGCACCTGCCGGTGGCCGCAGTGCGGGCAGCACACGTGATAGTACCGCTGATCGCTCAGCGCAAAGGCGCGCTCGATCCGACTGAGGCCCTTGAGGGTCGGGCTCGAGCCGAGCACGAGCTTGCGATTCCAGAAGGTGGTTAGCCGCCGGCGCACCAGGCCGATCGGGTCTCCCTCCGTCCCCGCCGATGGCGGGTATCCGTCGATCTCATCGAGCAATCCCACGCGCGCAGGGGTCCGGCGCAGCCCCTTCGGGCTCGTCGCGCCCGTGACCTTCAGCCGTCCGCCCGGATACGCCTTATCTCGGATCGTATTATCCGAGTCGCGACTGCGCGCCTCGCGCACGAGCCCGACCAGGCACGGCGTATCGCGCAGCATTGGCGCCAGCCTCGTCTTGGACCAGTCCTCCGCGTCGTAGTCGCTCGGCTGCACCACGATCACCGAGCTCGGATCCTGGTGGATGTAGTAGCCAATCGCGTTGTTGAGGACGCCCTCCGTGAACCCGACCTGCGCGGATTTCATCACCACCATCTCGGTGACGGTGGGGTCGGAGATCGCATCCATGATCTCGCGCAGGTACGGTACCATCGACGTCCGCCACGGGCCCGGGCTCGCTGACCCCGCAGACAGGTACCGATACCGATCCGCCCACTCTGAGAGGCTGAGCCTAGGTCGCGGCGCCAGTCGCTGTGCGCGCGCCGCGGCGTCGACGTGGCGTGCGCGCGCGAGCGCGCTCGGGTGTGTCTGGATCTGCATCCCCCTCCTCCTCGTGCGGTCCGCCAGCCGACAAGACGCCCAGCACCTCGCCGATCCCATCCTCGATGACGCGCTGCGCGTCGACCACGCGGCGCAGGCCCACACAGTGCGGAGCCCATCGCCCGGGGAACGCCTGCAGCGTCGCGCGCAGCCAGTCGTATGTGCGATTCAACTCGGCCTGGTGATCCGCCCCACTGATCAGGTCTCCGCGCAGGGCAGCGAGCTCGAGCTCGATCCGCTCTGCCTGCGCGAGCTCTTTCCTGACGCGCGCCTCTGCCAGTGTGGGACCTGATGCCCGCTCCTCGAGTGCCGCCACGCGCCGCTGGTAGTACCACGCCACGGCCTCCGCGCCATACTCCCACGACCGACCCGACTTCTGACGCGGCATCCCGTCCAGCACCAGGTTGTCGATGTGTCTGTGCGACAAGCCGATCATCAGCGCGATATCCTGGCGCTTCATAGGGGTATCTGTATATGTCTATATAGCATTATGTCACTATTGCAGGGCCGGTCTGTGCGGGACCCGCTCCATAGAGGGCCGAGGAGGACCCGCGCCGAGCTGGCGGGCTCACCGGGCCGTCCGTAGGGCATGGTCCCACGCGCGAGCGAAGTTGTGAGCCCACCGGAGGTGGAGGGTCCGTCGCGCGGTCAGGACGAACCGCAGGTCGGGCGGGATCGGGACGGACTCGCGGAAGATATGCAGCACCTGGAGCCCGGGATCGCCGAACAGGCTCGGCTTCCGGCGGCCGGTCGGAGGTGCTCTCTGGCCGCGGTGCCGGGGCCCGCGCCGCCGAAAGATCCCGACAGAGGCCACGAGGAAGGTCCTGGCCCTGCCCGCGCGAGAGAGCCGTCGCGTCCCCTTCGGGAACCCGAGGCGCGCCGCCGTCTCGGCGCGCCGCACCAATCCTGTGCGCGTGCGGCGCGCCTCGATGGGTACCGAGAGCGGGTCCTGTCCGCGGGGACGCTTCTGTCCGCCGCGCTCGAATTTCGCGAGCACGTCTCGCGTGGGATCGATCGCCACGCGGGCCTCGAGTTTGCGTTTGGTCGCGAAGTCGCCGCGCGCGATTTTGACGGTGCGCAAAATAAATTGCGCACGGCGGAGGGTGAAGCGCGCGGCGATACCCGCGCGCTC